GTTCATCCTTGTTCTTTATGGAGAGCAAGGTGTAAGCCGCGAAGCCGCGAAATTCCTGGGTTCAAGACAATGAAGACCGTCCGGTTTCGAACCCAGGTCGATCCTGAAGTTCGTTATTCGGCCGACCAGTTCCGCTATGAAGTGACCATCTATTTGAACGATCCAAATGGCTGGGCACAATGGCATACGTTCGAATATGCGTCGTCAGGACCTGCGAAAGTCATCCGTCTGGCAAGCAAGCAGGCGATCAAAGACGCGGGATGTGTAGAAGACGAGCTATCCTGTGCTATTCTTGGAGGGACAGACATCTGGCTCAACGCCGACCGATGGATGCGAGGTGCACCTAAGAGCAAGCTCCCTCTCGAAGAGTACCGTCAGTATATGGTGAGTCATGAGATGGGTCACTCTCTTGGGTACGAGCATGCCAAGTGTCCAGGCTCAGGGCCTGTACCTGTAATGGTGCAACAGACGAAGGGTATTGGGTCGTGTACTCCCAATACCAAGGTTACAGAGATAGATATTCATTCTAAATAACAATGTTTTACGTACTAATTCCTCATAGAGCAATCACACATGAGGATTTTCGCATGTTTAAAACGTTCGCAGCCGCTGAACAGGCGGTGTTTGGTCCTGCAAAGTGGTACGAGCTAAACGGAGGGGATCCCGATTGGTGTATTCTTATAGCATACGATGGAATCGATGAGATTCGTCCTGTACTTTTATACAGAGTCATTGCGTCTGACCGTCTTAGTCGCGAACCCTACCCTATTCCGTCGTCTTAAGAATCATGACTCCTGTTACGATCATAGCAATTGCGAAGAAGTCGTGAACGTGAAGCATCTCTTTGAAAAGAAGAATACCTGTTACTGTTGTTGCTAAGACACTGAATCCAGACCAGAGTGCATTCGTCATTGCCATGCCCGATGCATTCATGGTCAAACGTAAGAGGTATCCAACTGCTGCGTAGAATAAGACACCTACCGCAAAGAAGGCGTTACTGTCAATGCTTTTCTTGAAGCATGACATTGCGAGCGTTTCAAGCATTACGATGAGAAGTACATACCAATAGATACGCGGTATACCCATTTATTGGTAGGTAGGTTTCTTTTGAAGTAATGGATCCTGTCTACGCTGGAAGTATTTCAGGACTTGCTATGTTCGGAGCAAGTGTTCTCTGTTGTTTATCCTATTTCTTGTACGAGTGTCGTCGTTCTAACAGTGCTACTCGACAAGAAGTACTGCTTCGGCAAATGGATGCTGAGATTTAATGAGTATATATCTTCTCGCGAAGGATCCGTCGCATCATCTCGGGCTCTTCAAGTCTACGATCAGGATCTGGATGTTTGACCCGATAATGAAAGGTTCCTTCGGGTATCTTGTCGTTATGTTCCATATAGTGATCTAGACTGAGAAAGTCAACACGACGTGAGAGTGTAAACGGAACTCCAAACGCCTTAAGAAACTTCCCTATATCAACGTCATCTATCGTACCTATCGAGAGGAGGACCTTGCGATTTGCGACAAGGAGTTCTGCAACGTCTCTGCTAAAGAGAATACCAGCACCACATGCTCCTCCTTCTCTTAGAGACACACCGGCATAGAGGCGAGTAGTAGGGAGATCCTTGAGAAATCGAATAAGATTCTTAAAATCCCAAACGGAAGACAAGTTCGTTCTGACTACATGTGTATACGGTGCTCGCGGAAGAAAGTATGCAAGTGCGTCTACTGTTTTAGCTAATATCGTATCGTATCTCTCTCGACCTCGAAGAGTTAGAGTATCATCCGTTCGTGTTGGTACGAACATCAACGGATTGTACTGAATAAAAAAACAATCAATATCGGGATGCGACCTCATGTAGGTCCTCCATACTTCTCTATGACGAGCGTATACTGGAAAGGTATCGCTCGAAATTATCAACATCAGAATACGCATATGTGTTTACAGTTTAGTTAGAATATGCCAGTCCGCCCATACCGCTCATGATGCGGAAGATGTTGTAGTTGACCGCATAAGACTTGAAGTAGTAGGGGTAGTTCTTGCTTGGGAAGGTACCTGCGCCTGTAGACTGCACGCTATCGAACACGAGGGTCGTGTTGTCAATGCGGCTGAAGTTACAAGTGCCAGAAGGCTGGTGCTCCTCGGGGCTGATGGCGAAGGAGTACACGTTGATGGGGTTGATCACGCCGAAGCTATCCTGCTGGACGTTGGCAGGGTAGCCACGCGCTGCCACACCAGCAGCCGCAGTCAGAGTGACGGTCCTTGTCGCACCCACGGTCGTGCTGATCTGGTAGGTACCCACGCCACCGTTACCCGTACCGTAGTCCACGATAAAGGTGTTCAGAGGAATCTCTCCAGCCGTCTCACCGACGATGAGCATACCCTCCGTGATAGCGGGGCTCAATGATACCATGCTAGAGACAGTGAGTACATTTCCAGTGATAGAGCCACTCGCGATACTCGCATTACCAGCAAGCACTGCTCCGGAGTTCTGCACGGAGGAACCGATGGTCGGCCAGAAGCCACCTCCGGTGTGGTGCTGGTAGGGCTGCACCTTGTAGAAGTAATCGCCGTAGCGCTCATCGAAACGATCCTGACCGTTGAGCTGGAGGCGGCAACGGTTCACGATATCATCGTAGCTGAAGGGGCGGGTATATCCGAGAGCAATGCTGCTGTCGGAGCCACAGTCGAGCTTGCGTGCATCCTGGAAGACCCACACGAGTTCCTTGACAGGGTGGTTGAGGGTGAGGTCGATACGAGCCGAGGAAGTAGTGATGGTCTGAGGAATACCGCGCTGCACCTGGTCAATGAGATATTCGTGAGACTCCTGGGCGAAGCGACGACGCTCATCCACATCGAGGTAGATATAGTCGAGGTAGAGACACATCTCCTTGGGTGCAGGGAGGAGTGCAGCCTGAGACGCGATGGTGCCAGCAGTTCCAGCAGTGCCTTGGACGAGGTCAAGAGCACTTCCGAGGTACATATTGAAGCGAACCTCGTGGTACTGGAGGGCAAGCCCAGGGTTGCGGTTGAACCAGTACTTGAGGGGGATGTAGAGGACCTGAGGGCGACCGCGGCAAGAGTTAGGAGACGTGGAAGTGCCTGGAACATCACCACCCATGAGGCTGTCCAGCTTGACTGCTGTGTCATAGTCAGCAGTGAGGTTCTCCCAGAGGTAGAGCCATTCACCGTAGTGAGTATCAATGATCTGACCACCAATTTCAACCTCAATCTTCTTGAGGAGGGCATAACCAATACGACGGCTGGTACCACGACTCCAGGTAATCGAGTTAGGGGTGGTAGTGTCGGGGAGTGTCACCTCCACGTAGGTCTTCCAGACAAGGTCAGCATTGCGATTGACAACTGCAACGAGACGCTGGCCATAGGCGGGGGCGCCGGTGAAGTTGACGCGCATCGCCTCCATTGCGAAGTTTGTGTGGCGCTTGTAGAGCACCTTCCAGAAGGTAATGTGTGGATTGCCAGTGATGTAAGCATCCTGTGCGCCGTAGGCAACGAGTTGAAGGAGACCACCGCCCATTTGTCTTTATACTGTCGGAGGATAAATTCTACCTCCACGTCCGCAGGTTCTCTCTCACCACAAAGACAAATGGCTAACAAGGTCGGAGAAAAGTTCAACCGGTGTGTCAAGTCAGTGCGGAAGACGGTTAAGGCTCGCCCTAAGTCAACGAAGGAGTCTGCTGCGATTGCTATCTGCACTAAGTCCGTCCTCCATACTCGTGGTCTCACGATGAAGCGTTACAAGAAAAAGCGTTTGATTACCCAGAAGAAGTTCAGGGGTGGTTGTGGTACTAATTGGTGTGCTTAAGTGGTCTCGATTCCACTGGCAGCAAGTGCATCTCGTGCCGCCATCTGTTCTGCCTTTTTGCGCGTTGGTCCATGCCCGTACGCTATATGCTTTCCTGAGGCATCGCAGACTGCTACTCTGATCGTACTTGTTTTAGGATCGTTCGAGAGCATATCATATACTGGTGTGCACTTGAGTTCACGTTGACAGTATTTCTGAAAGAGATCCTTATAATTCGTGGTTTCTGCTACAATGTCCTCGATGTCTAGATAGGCTTCGAGTACAGTTGTGACGAAGGTATACACTATATTGAACCTCTGCCCACAGTCCGTCCAGAGAGCACCTAGGAACGCCTCAAAGATATCTCCAAGCTTCTTTAGGTTCGCACGACCAGCGATTGCTGGAGACTCCTCGTTGTGTCGGGAAATTACGTAGAAGCGATCCAGACCCAGCTGCTTTGAAAGACCACCGATGCATTCATTATTCACAAGAGCCTTACGAGCATCGGTAAGAAAGCCTTGCTTTCGCTCGGGGTACTTCTTACGAAGATATGTAGCCACACAACATCCAAGAACGGAGTCTCCTTCGAATTCCAGACACTCATAGGACTCGTCTTGAAGAGGCATGACTCCGTGAGGACAGGGTGCTAACTGAGCCGGTCGTCCGTCTGGAGTTGTGTAGTCCGTACGACGTACATATGTGGTATGAATCATAGCCGTCTGGAACACGCGTGGATTGCGCACTTTGTAGTGAGGCAGTCCATGCTTGTGAAGGATAATACTAATATCGCGTTCAGTGAACCATCGATTCGCGGAGTTGTAAGGAGAGTAGGTATCCATTGTATGTTCTTAACTTAGATGTGTCTATGTCCGTTTTAATAGTACTGGGGGAAGACGGAGCGGAGAGTCCAGTAGACCACACCGAGGACCACGCCGTGGGTCACAACCTGAGTGAGACGAGAGGCTCCAGCGGGGAGAGACAGGAGCACGCCAGGGGAGAGGAGGATGAAGAGAATAACAGGGACGAGGACGTTTGCATCGAGAGGGGCCATTTGTTGATAGGCACTTAAAAATATCTCACACCAAAGGCATATCCATTGATGGTAAAACCTTTGCACACACTCGCCCTTCGAGCTCTGACAGTCAATCAGCAGATGACTGCTCATCTTATCCGAATCCAAAATGGGTTTGTACCGGGCAAACAAATTGAAGAAGCGCACCTAGCAATCCGTTCCTTGCAAGAGATGCTCTGTGATATGCAGAAGGCACTCGAAGCACCCAAGACATATACTCCCGCGAAGAACTATGTTCCT